CACTCCCAGCAGACCAATCGACCTCGCGAAAACGTCGCCCTTCGGGAAGAAAGAAAAGGGACCTAGACGCCGTGGTCTGTCAGATGATCCCCGGTTTAATACTCGACGGCGAGCCAACGATTCTCAGCGCCCACCCGGCAAAGGAAAGCCACCCCGCGATCCAAATGCCAGAGGACCCAATGCCAAACGTGCCAGAGCTAGAGCAAAGGCCGAAGCAAGAGAAGCTGCAGAGCGGAAACAGCCCACGGCTGCAGAGCAAGCAGAAGCCGAACGGATCAAAGCCAAAGAGCGAGAGAAAGCCAAGCAGGAAGGATTCAGCCACATGGCCGAGTTCGTCCCACACAACTTCATTCCGCGAGACCACAGCGGAAATCAAGTCCTCAGAGCTGACGATGGTTCAAAGGCAGACATCCAAGCCGACGCCAATTCCATTAAGCGCCTGATCTGGGTGATGGGTCCGCCTGGTTGCGGAAAAACCTCATTGCTCCGAAACATGCTGTTTGAGGAGTTCGACTACGAGCTAAAGCACTTCGAGTTTGAAATGAAAGACGGCATCTCTCACAAGGTGCCGTACTGGTGGATCCGTGAGTGGCATGGAGTCGTCATCGGCTGCACAGATGAGTTTCCTGATTACCGCTCTTATCAGGAGTATCAGGACGCAGCCAAGGAACCGGGCTTTGATCCACGGACTTACTCGCCCAGGTGTGAGCGGGCCTATGCGCTCAGCTCCTCGGAAGGGCACAGCGGCATTAGCTGGATTGAAGCCTGCGCCTTGCTTCAGGAAGACAGCCAGAAAGACCACGCCAACGCTGTCTCAGAGATGCCGGACTGGTCCTACCTGTTTGTCGAGGGATATGGCCCCAACGAGCAATTTGCCGAAATTGCTGCCATGGAGCACTGGATCATTTCGGCCTATTGGATCGAGGTCTCACAAGTCACGTCCAAAAAGCGAATGATCCCCAGTGAGGAGGTCGGTGTTCATTGGGCGCAGGTCGCGCAGATGAAAGAACTGGCCCGAAAACTGGGTGCTACCCGCATCGATGGCGAGCAGGAATTTGACGGTGTGATGGCCGATCTTTGGACAGCGATCCTGCAGGACATCCTTCCTCCTGAAGAACTAGGAAACCTGAACCGAGAAAACTTCCCCTTCCAGACGTTGTAGTGGTCGAAACGCTGATTACACATTCGACCATTGACCCGGACCTTCCGAGTTATGAGCACCGTGTGTTGGTTGCCATTCGGGAGGAGCTGGAGCGCAATCACGACTGCTGGGACTATTTGCGTGGTCGGGAGGATGTGTATCGGCCCCGCGAGACCCAGGAGCCGTATGACGCCTATGCCAATCGCCTGAGCAGGACCAGCTATGTCTCGTTTTTTCGTGATGCCATTACGGCCTTTGCTGGTGTTTTGGCGAATTTTGAACTGAGTGATCCGCCCACCAGCTTCAGCGATGCGGAAGAAGACATTGATTTAAGGGGAAACAGCCTGACCCAGTTCCTGATGGCTGCAGACACGCTGGCGATGCGCGATGGCGGTGTTTTGCTCTGCGTGGATATGCCCTCAGGCCAGGTCGAGACCAATGGGGAGGTGATCGCCCAGGAGCGTCGGCCTTACTTGACGATGGTTGAGCGGGGCAATGTTCTGAACTGGCGTACCCGCGTTGAAGACGGCAAGGAGATTCTGGATTGGGTGATTTGCCGTGAATGGGTTGAAGTACCCGAAGGGCGCTTCGGCATGACTTGGGAGCCAAGGTATCGGCTGATTGGTGCTGAGAACGGCCAAGCGTTTTGGCAGCTCTTCAAAATCGTCGATCAAGGGCTGAACGCCCAGGTCGAGGTTGTCATTGTTGATGAGGGCGATTATCTGGGGCCTGGCGGTCGGCCCTATGAAAAGCCTCCTGTGGTCTGGTATGCGGGTGGTCAGCAAGCAGGTTTTGGACAGGGGGCGATCAAGCTCTCAGCTCTGGCGACTTTGACGCTGGAGCATTACCGAGCCAGGTCAGATCACAACGAGCTCGCACGAAAAACTTGTATGCCGGTGCCTGTGCGGGTTGGTGCCGTTGTTGGCCCTGGAGGCAAGCCCGCTCCTCTGGTGATTGGCCCGAATTCAGTGGTGGATCTGGAAGGATCAGGAGACTTCAGATTTGCCGAGCCCAGTGCTGCTTCCCTCGGTCATCTGGCAGAGAACATCACCCACCTTGAGTCATTAATCCAAAGCCAGACGCTCGCCTTTATGTATGGCGATGGCGGAGGGAATAAAACTGCCACCCAGTCGGCGCTTGAGGCAGCACAGACCGAGGCGACGATCAAAACCATTAGCCAGACAAAAGCCTCAGTCGTTCAGCAGGTGATCGAGTTGTGGGTTGCTTTCACTGACGAAGAACTGAGCCATGAGGCCGGGTTGATCATGCAATCGCAGATCTTCGATCGACCGCTCGAGCACGAGGATGTGCGTGTCCTCGGCGAAATGGAGCAAAACGAGCAGATCAGCCGCCGCTCTTATCTCGAGCAGATCATCAAAGGCGGCATTTTGACGGTGGTTGCCTCGGCTGATGAGGAGCTGGAACGACTCGAGGAGGAAGAGCCAGAGGAAGAGGAGCTGGACCCCTTAGAGGCTCGGAATTCACCAGCAATCACAGGCGAAGAAGAGGAGTTCACTGTGCGGCGCGTTCCTGCCAAAGCAGAGGAGGAGAAGTCCAAGGTCAAACCGAAGGCCAAGACCCAAACGGCCAAGGAGAAAAAGGCTGAATGACCCTCGGTGCTGATGACAGTCAGGACGCTGTAGACAATTGGGCTCGCAAGCTCGATCGGATTGAGAACAGCGCCACCTCCATGACGGTGAAGATTCTCAGGTCGTCTTTGAACAACATGCTGGGCGACCTGAAGAAGTCTTATCAGGCGTACCAGCAGTCCACGAAACAGGGTGGAGCGGCAGGAGCCAGGCAGCAGGCGCAAAGGATGGCTGATGTGATCGCCGTCAGTGAAAAGCTGCTGCAGCCAAAGGAGTTAAACCAGTGGGAGCGCAGGCTTGAACCGTTTCTTGCTGATGCTGAAGACCTCGGGCAAGACCTGACAAACAAGCTCGAGGAGGTCGAGCGTCAACACATTCGCCAGGGCGTCAGAGAGCAAATCAGGGCAGCAGCCGCCAGTGCTGGCACTTGGCTGGATTATGAAACTGAGCAGCAACGACAAACCGTTCGAGGTCTGGTGGCAGAAGGAGTCGCCAGAGGCTGGGGTCCAAAGCGATTGGGGCGTGAACTGATCCGCTCCATGTCATCGCTGTATGGCAAAGCCGAGTTAGTGGCTCGTACTGAGATGGCTGCGGCCTACCTGGAAGGTCAGCGGCGCATGTCCAAGAGGCATGGGTCGAACTACATCCGTTGGGTCGCCACAGAAGACGAACGCACCTGCCCGTTTTGTGCCAGCCGTTCAGGGCTGATCTTTCGCCTGGATGAAGTGACGATGCCTAGTCACCCCTTGTGCCGTTGTTCGATGGTGCCTGTGTCGGACAAGCTGGTTGAGGCGAAGGATGCTGAGCTCTTGGATGAAAAGAGCTGGGGCGAACACAGAGAACAGGTGGCTGCCGAGTTTCTGGAGAACAAGGCGCGGAAGTTTCCTAATGGCAACTGGACGATTGATCGAGTGATGTCTGAGTTCGACAAATACAGGGTCAAGCCGACCGGATTTGAGAAGCGGAGAAATCCAAATATCAAGGACGATCAGAGCGCCCGCCCGTTCAACGTTTTAGGTAAAGACGCCGATCCGGGTATCAAATGGCACAGGTAATTCGTGGCTTAGAAAAATAAATCCCGATACGTTCTGATTACGAAATCAGCTGAGGTGGCTTTTGAGCGTATCTAGTGCCGATAACTGGAAGGTCTGTCAGGTCTATGTCGGCGGCGGCGTCAACTTTGAATTTCTCTCTTACTGCTGGGCCTTCTACAACGAGATTGATGGCGTCTATCCCATCAAGGGTTTGACCCTGCAGAAGATGGCCGACGCTTGTTCCTGGGTTCAAAAAAATGAGCCGCATTGGTGCGGCGGAGACAGTGATGACCGCATATCGGCCTGCAATGTTCTCCTTGCCAGCAACCCCGATCTGAAAGACCCCTACTGATGGAGGAGCTGGCACCTGACCTAAAGCGGTTCCTGCAACTGCATGTCGCCGTAACTGGCAAAGATCCTGAGGCGTTGCGCCAATGCCTCAGAGCCGTTGCCTTGGACTTGCCCGACAAACAGCAGCACAGGATCGTTCAGACCCTGACGGAAACATTGGATGACAGAGGCCGAGCCTTTCTCCAATCGATCCAGCATTGAGCGACCTGATCTCCGACCGTTATCTGTCTTGCCGCGAGGGGCTGACAGTTCGCCAGATCAAGGAACATCTGGCCGACTGGCCTGAGGAGGACCAGTTCGGCGAACCTTCTCGAGTCCTGATGTCCCTCATGCGACCCGATGGAAACCAGACTCTTTATGTCCCGGTCGGGGAGGTCACAGAAGTCACCCTGAACGGCAGCACCCCACACCTGATGGTCCTGCCAATCCACGCCGTTTCAGAAATGCTCCATGACGGATCCAATCACCCGCACAGAACCACAACCTGATGGCTCAATCCTGATCACTCACTCGGCCTATGGCTTCTGTGAGCAGGCGATTGTTCAAAGCCAGATGGAGGTGCAATTTCGGGTTGCACAGATGCACCGCTCACTGGGTCGGCGCTTGGCAGACCCATATCGGAAAGATGAGCCATGAGCTACGTCGCCCAGCCAGGAGTTCCAGCCGTCAAATCGCCTCCCTGGCGTGAGATGGATCGAGAAGACATTCGCTCGATTCTGGAGATACAGGTCACGCACCACACGCTGACCTTGATCACCGGCAGCATGAATCAACTCGCAGAACTCAGCCCCCAGACCGTCACCAGCGTCCAAACGTGGGTCGATCGATGGAAGGAGCTTGAGGCCGAGTGGAACGCCATCTTGGATAGCGGTGATGTTCAGAGCCAGTTCGCCACTGAATATGAGGGGCTGCGGCCTGGGACTGAAGTTGCCCGCGAAGACATGCTCAAAAAAGCCGATGTCTTGGAGTGGGACATTGATACTCAGTACCGAGTTGCGCTGAAAACCAATGGCGGCATAGGCACCACCAAAGCCGGGGCCATGCGTGATCAGATGGCGTTTCTGGCTGATCGGATCTGTCGTGCTCTGACCCTCGAGCGCCTGATTGGCTCGGGTTATGGGGCTGCTGTGCTCCAGCGAAGCTAATGGCTACGCCGTTTCTGCAGTTTGCTAACTGCCGGATGCTCTTCACCCGACGCACCGACAGAATCCCCAACTTCAGAGATGGCGCACGAGTGCCAACCGAAATGGTGGTGATGGAAGTCTTCGCCAAGCTGAGCTCGATGCGGAATTCAAATAGGACGACTGATGCTGGAGCTCTGGCGCTGAAAGAACAGGCGTTTGACGGCTACATCTGTCGCTATGCCGTTGTTCCGTCTGGGACTGATTGGTTAGGGCTCGGTTTTGGTTGGGAGTGGAACGAATCAGGACTGCGGCCTGAAGGGTTGATGAGCGGCCAGAAGGTGGAAACGTTCATCGGCGATCTCAATGGTCTTCCTGCAACCGATGGCGGAGAGCAGGGCTGGACTGACTTGGAAACGGTGCTGCTGCCCTTCGGCGTTGGGGGTATTGGCTCGACCCTGCGTGAGGTTCAGGGAGATCGGCTTACTGGCACTTATTCCTTCGCAAGCTGACGATGGCGTTCACCTTTCACTGGGAGATGCGGCTTGAAAAGATCGCCGATGAGGCCCAGAAAAAAGCCGCCGCTGAGACTTACAAATCGCTGAATCAGGCGTTTCAGCGAGCCATCACAGCAAAGAAGTGGAGCTGGCCCATCAGCCCGAGTCCACGAGACATTGTTGACACCGGCAGCTTGAGGCAAAGCAACACCTACACCGTCAGCGGCAACAAGGCGGTTTTCAAGTGGAGCAAGGAGTACGCCTCAATCGTTCACAACGGGGCGATCAGCGGCAGAAGGAACTACCCGGCCAGGCCCTGGACTGAAGCAGTTCTGCATGGTGAATACGGCATCAAGCAGTACGACATTGCTGGTCGGTACAAGCAGCTATTCATCCGCTATTTCAACGAAAAAACCTAAGCCGGAAAACTGGCTTAAGAATCTCCTGAACCACTGAGTTCATGAAAACCCAACTCCCTTTCAAGTCAGCTCCGAAGCAAGAGACGAAGCTTGTTGGCGATGCGGAAAATGGCGTACTGGAGATGCCCGTTTATGGGTCCCTGCTCTGGCACGAACTTCAGGCCGTCAGAAAAGCCGACAATGGATACAACCTGTTCAAAGAAACCGCGCTTGCTGCCGGACAGGTGGTGATGAGGGAAAAGCGGACAGACCTTCGCAATGTCCAGTTGCAGGTGATCGCGCTCATGCACGCCGATGTTGGATTGAAACCTCAAATGCCAATCAACGACGAGATGATGCGGATGAAGGTCGAACACGCCGATCTGCTCAACAAGCTCGTTGTCGAGATGCAGGAGTGGAACGATCGGCGGATGCTGGCTGCTGTCACGGCCCTGGTGCAGAACAGGCTGCCTGGCTTTGCCGAATGGGATGAAGTGATGGTCGAGCGCAACATTCGCTTCGGCCTGATGGACAAGCTCTACACCTTCTTCCGAGAGGAGGAGCTAGCCCAGGCCGGTGCTCAAGATGACGAACGCAATGAGGTTGACGAGGAAGAGGCGGTAAAAAAGTCATCGAAGGCAAATGGCAAGAGCCAGCAGAGCCCGACTGGGGAGGAATCTTCTGGCGACTCCAACAGCTCTACCCAGGAAGTCGTGATTTCACCTATGAACGTTTCGGAAGTCAGCCCGTCCTCAGAATCCTCGGGGCACTCAAAGCCGGTGAAGAACAAGCAAGAAGCGACCTCCACCTGAGGGAGCTGCCGATTGCACAACTCGCTTGCATGACCGCGAATCTGAATCGCGATCAGAAGAAGCGAAAGAAGCCGTATGCGCTTTCTGATTTCACGTTCTTTGCTGCGCTCGAGGAGCAGGCACAGGCACCAGCAGCAGCCGGAGCAGCAATGCTGCAGCTCATCCGAGACAATGAATTCCCAAGCTTCGGACTGTTTATCTACTCCCAGCTAAGAGAGGCAGGACAGGGGGTTGATGTGCCGAAACGGGTCGCATTACGAGCCGAAAACTGCATTGTCCTGGCACCGTACAGAAAGTCCCAGACTCAGTGGGCAGGACTGCTGATTTGTGAGGCTCCTGCCATGGGCCACATCCAAGACTTCCGCGATGACGCGGGGGTGATTTGGCGGCTGCGCGTGCCTGTAATTGGAGACGCTGGAGGAGTTCTTGCGGCTGAAGATTCTGTTCTTCCCATCGTAGAAGCTCCTTCAGCATTGAATTCCGCCGCCCTTCAGCTTCAGCAATCGAGCGAAAGTAACCAAGACTTATCCGTTTTCCCTGCCATTGAAGGCGAGCCTGAAAAGGTCGTTTGACGTTGTGCGGACAGAAAGTGACGCCTGTGGGATACATACAGGTGGCTTAAACCTATGGCTTAGGAGTCCATCATTAGTAAGCCGTCAAAATGGCTTAAGCGGGTGGGCTCACTAAGAGGAACTGATCGGTTTTCTTATGTCAGGTTGCGCGGGTTTCATCCAGGCCTTCGGCTACACCCACTACATCGTGCCGTTGGACATCTGCTCTGTTGACTTCGAGGAATTGAAGAAGCCGCCAATCGGCGCAGGTACAGCGTTCTTCATGGATTCAACTTCTGAGCTGGCTAATGATTCCGATGTCATTGAAACCTTCGATCCGTACACCCTTTCTGCTGGTGCAAACACTCTGGGGTTGGATGGATCGGATTCTCCTGCCAAATTGCTCGGACTTACAGCTTCATCGCTCAGCACAGACACCAACACCGAGTCCTCCCAGACCTACGACACCACCTCACAGGGCTTTGAGTTGGGCGTTGCTACGTCGAAATCAGCCACCCTGGATTTATCAGGAAACGCATCGCTGGGCGACGTCGGTTACAAACTACTCCGAGTCGCAGAAAAGCAAGCGGTCGCACAAAACTTGGGTGCAAAGTTAGTTCGAGTCGGCCCAGTTGGAACGACTGAAACTATCTGGGGTTATGGAAGATTTACGAACTTCTCAGAAAGTAACGACGCGGGGAGCATCGTCGGATGGGAGTGTTCTTTTGAGTTTTATGGGCCATATAACATTAAGTTTGATGGTCAAGACGGCAGTGAGGTACAGGGTTCTGCCACTAAAGCTGGCAAGTCAGGCGACTGACAATTGCAAAAAGCAAGGCCCCCATTTAGGGGGTCTTTTTTATTGCTTAGTGGGCGGTTGTTTGAATCTATTCTTCGCCCACTCGATCTCTTCCATCACGATCTCAACTCTCCGGCGCAACCGACGCATCTCCCATTCGCGTTGTTGCCAGCTCTTGGTCTCCTGTGGATCCATGAACAGCCCTCGGCTAATCGAGCTTTCCAGTGGAAAAATCAGATATGACTTCCACACTCCCCAGGTCGGCTGTTGAGATCTACGACCTGCTGTTTGGCGACGAGACAATCCACCGTTTTATTGGCCGCTATGTCCTGGCGGACAAAAGCAAGATCCCGGCTCTGATCTGCATGTGGCCGAATGAGACCTTGCCGCCCCAGAGCAAGACCCAAGGCGTGGAGCTGGTCATCCTGCGCGGGCCATCTGGAGCAGGCACCGCAGGACTGGGATTCACCGATGAAATGAACCTCAGTAAGACGTTTCGGCTCTATGCAGTGCAGTGGGAGCCAGAGGTTCCAGGCGACTACTGCCTAGACGAGGTTGTTGAGCGAGTCGCCCAGCTCCTGCCCAATTGCACCTGGGAGGAGAACGATCTACCTGGCAGCACCGATGGCCTTGGACAAGTTGCTATTCGCTGGCGGAATCCTGTTATGGGAGCTTGCCTGACTTAGCCGCGTGTCTGACTTTCAGATCCAAGGTGAAATCCAGATTGATCAATCTGGCCTAACCAAATTTGAGCAGGCGGCAGCTCAGTCGGGCGAGAAAGCGGGTGAGTCGCTTAATGAGGGTCTACAAAAGGGCAGCAAGGGTGCGGGCGATGCCCTGGCCGCAGCTCTCAAGAAGGGCGCTGACGCTGCTGAAAGGGAAGGTAAAAAGGCCGGTGAAGAACTGGCAAAAGGTGTCGAAGGTGGAAGCAAGAAAATCCCAGGAGCGGTCGCCAAGCAGCTCAAGAAGACCGAGGCTGAAGGTCAAAAGACCGGCAAGAAGATCGGTGATGGTGTTGCCAAAGGGGTCGAGCAGGAAACCAAATCAGAGATCCCCAAGGCCCTAAAGGCTGCGGTTCAGAAGGCCGAGCAACAGGGCAAGACCAGCGGCAAAAAGCTGGGCACCAACACCGCCAGCGGCTTCAAAGACGGCACCAAGAACCTGTCCGTCAACGTCATTGAGCAGCTAAAGAAAGCGGCTCAAAAGGGCACCAGCGCGGGCAAGAAGACCGGCGACAACTACGAGCAGGGCTTCAAGGGTTCACTGGACTCCATGCGAGCCGACGTGCTCGAAGAGCTGTTCCGCAACGCCACAAAGAAGGCTCAGGAGTCGGGCAATAAAGCTGGCGATGCGATGGGCCGAGGTGTCAAAGCCGGGGTCAGCAAGCAAAAGCAGATCTTTGACACCGTTGTTGCTCAGGCGCGAGAGGCGGCCAATAAAGCTGGCTTGATCTTTGACCAGACGACTCTTGAGTTCAGATTCCCCGATGGCGGCATAGTCCCACCAGGCGAAATCGCGAAGCTGTCAGGGCTTGATCAGGCAACGGTCAAAGCTGTTGGCGCACTGAAAAAGATGACACCCGCCGCGAAGGATGCGGGTGCTGCAGCCGAGCAGGCAGGCAAGGGCGTCAGCCAGCTCAAAACACAATCGTCTCTGCTGAATGGCGTTGTCGCGGGTCTGACTGCAACCCTGTCTGGTTCTTTGCTGCAGTCGTTCAACAACCTCGGTCGATCAATCTCCAGCACTGTCTCCGGCTTTGCTGCAATGGATAAGCAAATCCGCCTCGCCAACTCAGCAACAGGTGAGGGCCAGGCCGGGTACAACAACCTGAAAGCAGCCGTTGACCGGGTAGGCATTGAGGCAGCAGCTAGCCAGGGCGAAATTGCTCAGCTCGCCATTGAGCTGACTCGAGCGGGCATGTCGTCAGAGGAGGCGGCAGCAGTGATGCCATCGGTCGCCAGGGCGGCTGAAGGCACAGGCACCGCTTTCGCCAACATGGCTTCCATCGTCGGCGCGAGCCTCAAGACCTTCCAGCTCGGAGTGGAAGACTCCGCGATGGTCACAGACATTTTGGTGCAGGCGGCCAACAACAGCGCCACCTCAGTCGATGGCCTCGGCGAAGCCTTGAAATATGCCGGACCTGCGGCCAAATCTTTAGACATCAGCGTGGCCGACACGGTGGCAACCATCGGTCTGTTGGCTGATGCGGGCATTGACGCATCCATGGCTGGTTCGGGCCTGCGGACGATGCTGACCCGGCTTTCTCTGGCTGCCTCTGGTGCTAGTGGCGAGTCGCTGGGGTTGACGAGAGGGCAGGAAAGACTCGCCACTGCAATGCAGCTCCTGGGCGCTGAGGTGGTCGATGCAGAAGGGAAGCTTCTGCCGATGGATCAGACCATGAAGGCTCTAAAAGCCTCGATGGAGGATCTGAGCAACGCCGAGCGAGTCGAGCTAGCCACCGCTCTGTTTGGCGAGCAAGGAGCCACAAAATTCCTGGGCATTGTCAACCAGTCAACCGAAGAAATCGAGAAGATGTTCGACACCATCAGGGACAGCTCTGGTGCGACTGATGTAGCCCGCAAAAACATGGAGGGGTTGCAGACAAGTTTCGATCAGCTCAGTGGCTCGATCGATGTCATGAAGGGCACCTTCGGCAAGGTGATTGGCACCGCCATACGGCCTCTGGTGGACGCTCTGGCTAATGCCATCGACATTTTCAACAAACTGCCAGGTCCAATCAAGGAAGCCAGTGCTGCGCTTGCGATCGTTGCTGGTGCTCTGACGACCGCGAAGGTTGCAACTTTGACCTTCGGAGCGGCGATGAAAAACGTCGCCTTCAAAACAGCCATCACCGAAATCAGGATGCTTGGCAGCGCGATCAAGAAGGGCCTGGTCGCCGACTTCAGGCTGGCGGTGACTGGAATCAGGAGCTTTGGAACTGCCCTGGCGAAGGTGAACTATGGAGCGGCCACCACTGCACTGCTGAACCTCGGCAAGGCTCTGGTGTCACTGAAATGGACCCAGGCCGCTCGCCAGGCAGGGCAGTTCGCCACGGCTCTGAATCTGATCAAAACCGGCAGTGATCTGGATGGTCTGAAACGTGCTGCGGCGAATCTTGTTGGCTTGGAGCGGAAGCTGGTTTACACGACAGTTGCCGCAGGCAAAACCAAGAAGTCGATTGAGCTGGTGGCGAAGAGCGGCAGCAGGATTGGCCCAATGGCTTTGAAAGCCAAAGCAGGCATGTCGGCGCTTGGTAATGCCTCTGCAGCGGTTGGAGTGAAGATCGCTGCTGTGGCGACTGCGGCCTGGCCTCTGACCGCTGCTCTGGCTGCGATCGGCACGGCTGCTGTCGCATACAACGGGATCATGGGTCAGGCGCGGGATGTGACTGAAACCCTGCAGCCGACGATTGATGACGTTTCTGCGAGCGCGAAGAAGGCCGGAATTGAATTCAAAGATCTAGGCAAACAAGGCGACCCACTTGCCAATGCCATGAAGAACGCCAGCGGCTGGGTCGAGGCTCTGGGCGAAAAGCTTGGCGATATACCTGTTGTCGGCAAGTTGGCAAAAATGTCGTGGGAGGGCTTTGTGAAAGTCCTCGGCTACACCCCGTTTGGCATGGCGATCAAGGGTGTGACCAAGCTGGTCGGCTGGATGAAGGAGATGTATGAAACAGCGTCGGACAATCAGGCATTCATTGAGGGCGCTGAGCAACTTGAGCAGTTCGAGGAAGTCACGGGCGCAACCGCACAACAGGCCATGGAGCTGGCGCGAAAGCTGGAGGATCTGAACAACACAGGAACGCCAGAAGAGATCGAAGAGCTGGGCAAGAAATCAGCCACCACCGCCACTGAGCTGACGAAGCAGGTCAACGCCGCGAAGGATCTGGAGCAGAAATATCGGGATCTGGCAGAGGCAGCCAGGGCCGATGGCAATGAGGAGCAGGCTCGCCGCTGGGAGGTTCTGGCTGACAGTGCAGCCGCATCGGCGAAACAGCTTGGGGCGGTGAAGGACAAGCTGATTGAAGTCACTGGAGCAACCAAAGAAGGCTCCGAGGCTCTGGAGCAGTACAGCGGCACGGTTGATGAAACAACCCAGCAGGTGATCAAGCTCAATCAGGCAACCAACGATGTTGACCTGAATCTGAAAGGGGCCGATCTGACGCTGCAATCAATGAAGGCATCAGCCGATCTGCAGAGCCAGCGATTCGATACGGCAAAAGCCTTCTACCAGTACGAA